CTATTCAAGCTTTATGCATCCGATGACGGTTGAGAGGGAGCGGATGTCGTCTTTGGGTAATGAGAAAGGTGGAAACTCCTTGCTGTTTTCAGATACACAAAGTATGGTGTCAGGGGTATCACCTTCGAAGATCATTTTCACAAGTTGATCCTGGCTGGAATCTATGACATATACCTTTCCCCATTGTATGAAACGTATTTCTTCGATTTTACGACATGCGAGAATATCTCCACTACTATATCGTGGATACATACTGTTTCCTGATACTCTGATAAGGAATTGTGCTCCCCTATTTTGGAACTCAGGAACGATATAACGTTCGCAGTCTTCTATTCTAATGCCATTTGAATCCGTCAGAGGGAAACCGGCTGCAACCTCTATTGGTATGAGCGGGATACCTTTGTTAGGGTTTGATGTAGGAACAATAGTTTTTTTTGTACTTTTTTGTTGTTTTTCTTTGTTCATGTCCCCTACGCCTGTCAACAACCAGCTTATATCATATATTTCAGAAAATTCTGAATTTGCAAAGCGATTAAAGAAATCATATGATGGCGCGGACTTCCCGTTAACAATATCATATATCGTTTGAGAACGTGAATATCCAAGCTTTAAGGCAAAATTATTGGGTGTTAAGCCTTCATTCTGAAGAATCTCTGTAACTCTTTCAGAAATTTCTGTACTTTTTTGTTGTTTTTCTTTGTTCATATCAGAATATTCTGTACTTTTGCAGCGAGTTCCAAACGGAACACGCGCCAAAGTTAGATATTTTTGATGAAATGAACGCAATTCATATATAAAAAGTGTAATTAAACTTAGTAATGATTATGGAAAGAAAAATTGAAGTTGGTACAGAGATCCGAAGAAAGATCTGTAAGATGTTCGGTGTAACGAGTAAGACTGTCAGCAATGCTTTGACGTATGCCGGTACTCGTGGAGAATCAGATACGGCAAAGCGAATAAGGAAGGTTGCCTTGGAGAACGGCGGCAGGAGAATGGTGTATTGTCCTGAATGCGAGACGCTGTTTGACAGTGAAGGTAATCTGAAGCAGACGTTTCCCAATGGTGCTGTATTGCTGCTGGATAAGCGGAGCGGTTCGGGTATTGTGACTTTCAAGGGCAAGGAGATAGTGAAGTACGGTCGTGTGATGATGAGTGAGCTGGAGGATATTCAGAAGGAGGCTGCAAGATTGAGATGAGAAGACAGTGGCAGAACCGCTGCCAGCAGTGAAAGAACAAGGCTTCTACCACGATAGCCAACGGGTCCTCGGAATGGATCCAGCCCATGTCACGATAGGGATTAAAAGCGTCGGACGTGACGGTAAGCAGTAACACCGGAACCTGCATGGGCACAATATTAAGTAGATAAGATAACAGTCATGGAATATTACGGTAACAGACTTTGCATAAGTGCCAGAGAACTGGTTGACGGCGGTGTGATGAGCATTCCGAACTATAAGGCGATGAGTAACCGCGGCAGGATAGAGATAGCACGGAGAGGCGGTGGCGCTCAGGGCAACTGTGCGCTGGTGGTGGTTGACAGTCTGCCTCGTGCTTATAAGGCAAAGGTGCAGGAGCTGTACCCTGACGGCGGTCTGACTCACCTGAAGGAATGGGTGTGCAGCAACTACGAGAGGGATCAGGCGGCCGTGGCATGGTTCCATGACAGGCAGAAGACGGGTATAGACCTGCCGGAGGATAAGATCAGGGAGTATGTGGTGAATGCGAGTGTGCTGAACTGTTGTATCAGTCTGTATGAGCGGGCTGCGACGGCGCAGAAGCTGTTCGGCGGCAAGTATGACTGGGAACAGATGACGAAGGCTATTGAGGCCCTGCGTGAGGAATACGGGCATACGCTGCCGGGGAGCACGCTGCGCTTCCGGAAGAAGGTGAATGAGTACAAGCGTGTGGGCTACGGCTGTCTTATCAGCGGTAAGTTCGGCAATCAGTGTGCACGGAAGGTGGATGCGAAGACAGAGAGGCTTATACTGGGTTTGGCTGTGCTGGAGAACAAACCGTTCAATACGAATATAGCTGAGATGTACAATATGTTTGTGTGCGGAGAACTGGATGTGTATGATCCGAAGACCGGTGAGCTGATGGATCCGGAGGAATTCGTGGATCCGAAGACCGGTGAGCCGAAGGAACTGAGTGAAAGCACGATTGCGAACTATCTGAACAAGCCGAAGAATAAGGTAGTGATAGAGCACAGGCTGAGCAGCTGGACTACGTTCATGCATGAGCAGATGCCGCACGTGCACCGGCACAACGGTGAGTTCTCGCTGAGTCAGATTACGATGGACGACGTGGATCTGACGCGGAAGCTGCAGGACACGAAGCAGAGAGTGCATGCGTACTATGCATATGACGTGGTGAGTCAGTGCGTGGTGGGAGCGAGCTATGCGAGGAAGAAAGACGAAGGTCTGGTTGTGGATTGTTTCAGGGATATGTTCCGTCTGATAGAAAGGAACGGTTGGGGAATGCCGGCAGGCATAGAGGTGGAGAACCACCTGATGTCACAATATAAAGATGGATTCCTTCAGGCTGGCGTATCATTCCCATTTGTACATTTCTGTGCCCCTCAGAACTCTCAGGAAAAATATGCAGAGCCTCTTAATGGTGCGAAGAAACGTAGTGTAATCCATAAGAACCATGAGGGCATAGGTCGCTTCTATGGCAAGGGAAAATGGAGACAGGAGTATAAGAAAGTGAGTGATGAAACCAACGAACTCTACGAGGACAAGGAATACTTCAGTTGGGAGCAGCTGGTGGCAGACGACCGGCGTGACAGCTATGAGTGGAACCATGAGCTGCATCCCAACCAGAAGAAATATCCGGGCATGACGCGGTGGGACGTGCTGGTGGAGAATGTGAATCCGACGCTGCAGCCGCTTGACAAGCTGACGTTAGCGCGGTATATAGGTGAGCGTGTGGAAACGAGCGTAAGGAGGAACTCGACGGTGCGGGTGGCATACGAAGACTGGTGGCTGAGCGACACGAGCGTATTAGAGAAGCTGAGTCCGAATGATTATAAGGTGACTGCTTACTATATGCCGGACGAGGAAGGCAGGCCAAAGGATGTCTATATCTTCCAAGGTGACAAGTACATCGACCAGGTGGAGAAGGTGGAGACCTACAACCGTGTGATGGCTGAGCAGACGGATGAGGATGTGGCGAAGTATGTGGAGCAGCAGAAGAAGATAGCGAAGTTCGGCCGATATGTGAAGGAGCACGCTGTGGAGAAGGTGGGTGTGATGAAGAAAGCGGACAGGATAGAGATAGAGGAGAGGGCTTCTTCCGCGTCGCGATACGACGCGGCACGGGACGCTCAGGGCGGGAGAGCAGATGTCAGGAGCGGAAGGGATGATGATGATTATGGTGAGTATATGGATGTGAGTGCGTACAGGGGGCTGGGCAGGGACGGTGTGTAGTTTTCTTCCGCGTCGCGATACGACACGGCACTGGACGCTCAGGACGGGAGCGATGTTTTATAATGACATTGGAATGTTATTCAAACTCTATAAATTCAACTCTATAAACAACTGAAACAATGAAACTGACAGATGAAATCAAAGGACGGATAGCAGCAGCTATCGTGGCAGACAGGGAGAACTATCCGAGTGACAACAAACATGCGGTGAGTCTCGGTATTTCGGCATCGGTGTATAATAGTGTAAAGAAAGGCAACTGGGACAGGCAGGTAAGCGATGCGAACTGGCTGGCTGTGGCCCGCAGGCTTGGTGTCGAGCTTATGCAGGAGCAGGAGTGGACGGCTGCAGAGACTCCGACGTGGGTGTATGTGACAGAGCAGCTATCACTATGCCAGGAAAGCGGTGTCAGTGCGATCTTGTGTGACATACCGAATATAGGCAAAACCTTCACTGCAAGATGCTATGTGAGGGGGCATAAGAATGCCGTATATGTAGATTGCAGCCAGGTGAAGAGCAAACAGAGACTGGTAAGATATATTGCCAAGGAATTCGGAGTAAGCAATGTCGGCAAATACGCCGATGTGTATGAGGATCTGGTATTCTATCTGAGGAGCATTGATAATCCTCTGGTTATCCTGGACGAAGCGGGTGACCTCCAGTATGAGGCATTCCTGGAACTGAAGGCATTGTGGAATGCTACGGAAAGGCTGTGCGGTTGGTACATGATGGGGGCTGACGGTCTGAAGGAAAAGATGCGCAGGGCAATAGAAAGTAAGAAGGTCGGCTATACTGAGATATTCAGCAGATACGGTAACCGCTATAGCAAGGTGACTCCGGACGATGAGCGGGAGCGTGAGAAGTTCCTGAAGGGCCAGGCTGCCATCGTAGCTAAGGTGAATGCTCCAGATGCCGATATCATGAAGATAGTAAACGTGAGTGGAGGCGGTCTGCGACGGGTATATACAGAGATAAGTAAAATGAAGGAGAGTGCGACGGCATCGCAGCATACGGAACCGTCCGTGCGGCAGAACCGCACGGCACAGAACTGAGCAGTATGAAGAGAGCATACAGTCCTAAAGAGATAATAAAGAAGACGTACAAGACGCTGCCGTGGGGTGGAAAATGGGAGTCTGCATTCGGTTTGCCTGAAGAGAACTCCACATGGTTTATATGCGGTGCGAGTGCAAGCGGCAAGAGCAGCTTCGTAATGCAGCTGGCATACGAACTTACCCATTACGGAGGCGTGCTGTACGAGAGTTACGAGGAGGGGCTTAACCAATCATTCCAGGAACGTCTTAAACGCTTTGAGATGGATAAGCGGCAGGGAATGTTCCGTGTGGCTACAGATGATACCATTACGGATCTGAGGAACAGACTGCAGAGACGTCACAGTGCAAAGTTTGTCATTGTGGATAGTTTCCAGTATGCAGGCTGGACATATCCGGAAACTAAGGCATTAGTCGATACCTTCCCTACGAAGAGTTTCATCTTCATCAGTCAGGAGGCGAAGGGAGAACCGTTAGGCAAGACAGCTGTAAGGCTGAAATATATGGCGGGTGTGAAGGTTCGTGTCGTAGGCTTCAGGGCTTACTGCCAGGGGCGGTTCAATCCGGATGCGGGCAACAGCTTCGTGGTATGGGAGGAAGGAGTTCTGAGAACGAGTAATAATATATAACAAAAAATTATATAGATATGGATAATTACAGAAGATTTTGGATAGCTTTCGGCAAGCTGGACCGCGGGGGAGTTGAAAGAGAGGAGCTGAAGGCGCAGCTTGTGAGGAGTTTCACGGATGGCAGGACGGAGAGCCTGACTGAGATGACAGATGCGGAGTACGCTGCTCTGTGCAAGTCGCTTGAGGAGCGGAACGGGTACAGGGATGAGCTGCGTTTCCGCAGGAGCTGCTGTCTGAGCGGTATGCAAGTGTTAGGCATAAACACTCAGGACTGGAGCCGTGTGAATGCTTTCTGCAGGGACAGGCGTATAGCGGGCAAGGTATTTGCGCGGCTGACGATCGAGGAGCTGAAGGCATTGGATGTGAAGCTTCGTGCGATAGAACGTCGCGGTGGTCTGAAGAGTTTTTCCGCGCCGCAATACGACGCGGCACGGGACGATAATAATAAGACAGCAATATTAACAATTAACCAAAATATCAGAGATTATGGCAAGAGTGAAGAAAACGGTAATCAGTGGTGTGTCGAGGGCAGCTGCTGAGGATGCATTTGCACAGTATGCAAAGAGTGATGCACAGATTAAGAAGATCACTGCGGAGATAGAGCTGCAGTGTGCCAAGATCCGCGAGAAGCGGCAGGGGGAACTGGCTCAGCTGACGGAGGAGCGTGACGGTGCTTTCGATGTTCTGCAGTCGTATGCGACGGAGAAGAAGGATGAGCTGTTCGCGAAGAGGAAGAGCTTAGAGATGAGTCACGGTGTAATCGGTTTCCGGACTGGTACTCCGAAGCTGAAGACCGCCAAAGGACACACATGGGCAAGTGTTCTGGAACTGGTGAAGCGCATTATGCCAGGATATGTCAGGACGTCAGAGGAACTTGCTAAAGACAGGCTGCTTGCAGACCGTGAACTGACGGTTGTTGTGAATAGCGGAGAGAATGTCGCTGTTCCCATGGCGGAGGCAATGAAGAGTTGCGGCATGCAGGTGGTGCAGGAAGAAACATTCTTTGTTGAAGCTAAGAACGAGGATGCTCAGTAGTCTTGCAGTCAGTGCAGAATAGTAATGCAGAAAAATGAAAGAATATGAGACCAATTCGTTTAAGTGTATTCAAGCGTGAGCGCAGAGGGAAGAGCTATGCGAAGCGTGTGGCCGACATCAATCAGATATATGATGTCTATTCACGTACGGGGCTTTCCAACAGGGAAATATGGCGCAGATACGTGTATCCGAAATACGGGTGCAACGAGCGCACGTTTTACAACATGCTGAAGGCTTCGGGGCGTCTGCGCCTGGAAAGTATTAATGAGTTGGCGGCTCAGGGATTTCTTTTCCCTGAGCTGCTGTATCCGAAGGATGATGTAATGAATCCTGATTATTGGCGGAAAACAGAATGAGAAAAGAATTATACAAGAAACTGTGCGAGCGGCTGAAGACAGTAAGCGGCGGAGCAATCAGGCATATCGATCTGTGGAACCACAATGTGGAGTTTATTGAGCAGGAGGAGCAGTGGGAACGTCCTGCAGTGTTTATCGAGTTTGAGCCTATACATTGGAGGGAGATAGTGATGGGTGTGGAATACCGGGCAGAATTAGTTGTGAACCTACATGTGGTGACAGACTGGAAGGGAAGCAGTGCAGATGGCAGTGAATTTCAGGATGAGAGTCTGGAAGTATTCGATCTGCTGGATGACATACACCGCAGATTGGCAGGTATGGAAGGCGAGACATTCAAGGAGTTTGATATAATAGAGAGCGCAACGAACCATAACCACGAAGGTATTATAGAGAATATAGAAAGCTATGGTTGTGTAGCTATAAGATCGTTGGAATAGGATTCCAGTACAGAAGAACGAGTGCCGCTGTCCTCACGGATGGCGGCACTCTTTGATTATGTACAGAATTTTGAAAATGAAGAACAACCTTTTTCCCTTCAAACTAATACTCATGTTATTTCTTTGTGATATCGTCAACTATGGTTTGCCCAAGATATTCTGACAGGTTCTCCTCGATGATAGTTCGAACGATTTGTTCTACTTCTGGAGATGTGCCCAGAAACTGGCGACGTGGGATGCGGATTGTGGTTCCAGCTTTCTTTAGAGCCATGAACTTCCAGAACTCTGATTCTGTAGTCAGCTGGACGTTTCGTTTATCGTTTCTCTTTGCTCCGTTCTTTTTCCTTCCGAATGCCCCGGTGGCAGCATAGTATTTATGCCAGAAGAAACGTTTCATGCGTTCTGTTACTACGATTTCGCCTCCTTCATTATGTATAGCTGCAGCCGGATGATCAGAGTAGAAGGTAATGCTGGAGTCTGTAGAGCGGCTTTGGATGCTGCGTCGGAGTTGCCCAGTCTCAAGGAGGATATGTCCTCCAGGGCGTGTGGGACTTCGTCTGCGTTGCCACGCCTGGGTAAAAAATGCCTGCCGTTCGAAATTCTGGTCGAATTCGTCGGAGAGGTCGATACGGATATCATTTAGAATGTTTTTTACTATGTCGTCGAGATTCATTTGTATGCTGTTGATTATTGCTATGGGGTTTATGCTGACGGTGGCTTATATCCAGTCTATGGCTTCGTTCTCGTGCATGATCAGACTCTTTACTTTTAGTCCGATTGCTTCTGCAAAGAACAGTTCTGCTTTGGCCCCGGGACTGTCAGACCAGTCTGGAAGAAGGCAGATAATATCACACTGTTGCAGTGCCATGATATCGAGCAGCAGAATTTCCCTGTAGAAGGTGGTGCCATTTGCTTTTGCAGTATTCTCTGCCATTTTGCCATAACCGCTTGTGGTGGGATTGAATACCTTATAACCTTTTGCCTTCAGGAACTTTTCTGCAGTGGCAAACTTCTGAAGGACTTCTTCGCTTGGAACGACGTCTTTGCCTATTTTGCCACTGATATATACTTTTTTTCTCATATTTTTCTGTTGTTTGTTTGGTTGGTATTGAAAATGGTTGTACATTTGCTGCAAAGATGCAATGTAGGAGGCATTTCTCATGTCGGCATCGCAAGATGTGCAGGCTTCGGAATGACCATTTGCATCTTTTTTGTTTATAAAAACCTCATATTGTAGATAAGCTCGCCATCTGTCAACTTACATTTGAACTCGATAGTTCTTCCTTGATACTCCACCGTATAAACACTAAAAGGGAAAGCATGGTCTCGCCCAGGTTCTATAGCGTTGTTTGGTATTCTACGAGCATTGGGAAGCCAGTTTCTAAATTCGGTCGCAGTTTTTAGGATGTGTGCTAAATCGGGATTCCGTTTGTTCTTATGTGCAGTCTCCGTAAAGAACTTGTTACCTACTCCTATTGTGAAGCCATCGGCGGTTGTAACCATCGTTCTCTTTCCAGGCCGTCCATTTATAAGTGTTGTGTCAAGATTGTTATGAGCCCATTCTACGGCAATAGATGTTACATTTTCAAATTCTTGATCCGCAGGTCTTTGATTCTGCCTTTGTGCCTGTGCTTGACGAATTAGCCGACATGCTGCGCATAGTTCGTTCTCTGGGACGAAGACGAGTTTGCTTCCCGATGGAGAACCATCGGGCACGGTGGCTTTTGCAATGTCGCAGTCTCGGCATCGACGTATGGTGTAAGGATTATAGTCAGGGAATGTCTTCTGCTGAATACCGGGGTTGAACTGGAAGATGCCTTTAGTGTCTTTTCCGGTTGCAGATGCTCCCCGCTGCATGGCTTCGTCGTGTGGGGTCTCGGGGTATTTGGATTTGCGCACCTGAACAACTGTGCAGCGGCAGTTCCATCCGTTCGGCGGGTAGTATGTGCGCCAGAACGGATCGGACATGGGCAGTGTGACACGGTCGAGTTCTGCATGCTCTGGACGGACTCGGTCGTCGCCTGCAGTGCGGTACTGGAGGTTATAGCGGTCTCCGTCTTCTGCGTAACGTTCCCATTTGGCAGCCATTGATGCGGAGGAGCCTACGAAATTGTATTCTGCACGGAGGTAGTTCTGGTTGTAGGTGTGGTCTATCCTTTGAACGTCCTTCAAAAACTGTTCGAATGGTTTTCTATTGCCGTTCTCGTCGATGAGAGAGGGGAACGCCTCATTGAGTTCGTGGAACGTCTTCATGCCGGAGAAGATGTAGTTCGACCGCTGAAGACGCTGGCGCATGGCATCCGACATAGGCTCGAACTTGAAAGCGTTGTCAAGAACCTGAGCGTGTGAACTGATGAAGTCCTGCACCTTGTCATTTGCAAGGATGTCTATCTGGAACTGACTTCCCTTTTGCTGGAAGAGTACTTTCATGGTGTTGGCAAACTTCTGCTCGGTAGCGGAAGTGTTAGGAATTTTGCCCGTGGCCATGTCATATAGCATATTCATTCCGCTATTTTCGGTATATCTGTCGAGGTATGCTGCTTTAGCGAACTCCTCGGGATATACATTCCCCGCAAGGGCTCCACTGATGAGCTCAGCTCGGAATTCCACGGCCTTTGTCGCCCCATATTGTGACAAAAATTTCTTTATTTGTTCTGAATCCAGTTTGTCAAACCTGTCGCCAATTTGTTCTTTTGCATCTAAGGGGAACATATCCCTGCACTTATAATCGATCATGTGAGCCAATTCATGAAGAATGGCGTTGTCCTGCGATGCCCATCCTGATGTGACGGTCTTTTGTCCGATGGCCTTGACCCCTCCAAGTTTCCTGATGTCAGGATGTGTGTTGACCTCAATTGTACCGTTGTCGAGATCGAAAGAGAGTGGCTGCCTGTATTGTGCGATGGTGACATTCCCCCTGGCAGGTTTAACTTTTACGAGTCTGAGCTTTGGCAGCTTAAATCCTTTCCTAAGTACGATTTCAGCTGCTTCCTGGCACAAATCCCTTGTTTCCTTGTCTTTTATATCCTTGGTCCATTGCTCGGCTATTTTCCTGTAATCATCCTTCAGCTGCGGCTCGTGTTCGAGAAGGATAACAGGAAACCCTCCGTCGGCAAGGATTCGGGCATAGCGTTGGTGCAGCCCCAGGTATATACTGGGGCTCAGTCGAAAAAAGGCTGCTGTTGGTTTTGCTTTCCGGCTGGTGCGGTGTCTTCGTCGGGAGGAGTGGCGGGCGCGAGCTGGCGCCGCTGTCCGACGGGCATGTTGTATTTCTCCCGGAAGTATTTCGGATCGACTTCATAGTTGTTGAGAACCATTTCCTCGTATGCTTTCTGCTGCTCCGGTGTGTAGTCGGTGCTGTAGTCCCATTCGAAGCGGTAGCCCTGCAGAGGGAATCCGTGCTGGATCATTCGCGGCAGTAGCTGGTTGTTGACGGTGTCGCGTATGAGGTCGCAGTCGGCTTCGACGATGTTCTTGAAGACTTCGAGGTGGGTCTGGGACTGTGAGAGCGAGCTTCCGTCCTCGATAGTCATGGTCTGTCCGATGACGAGTTTGGAGAGTTCGGAGTTAGAGCGGTCGATGCGGCGGTCATAGACGTTGAAGGCGTCGCCTTTGGTGCTTTCCACCACTTCTATTTCCGTTCCCTGCTGCAGGATGGCATATCCAGCCGTTCCGAACTTCTGCATGGTATTTTCCATTTTGTTAAGTTCGTTTCTGTCGCGTGTGGTGGTACGTGCTATTCGCATAGGCATACCGAAGATTTCAGCGAAGGTGTCCCAGAAGGAAAGAGCGTTCTTTTTGGGTATGGTCTGTGTTGCTGCTTTGAGGTAGAGCCCCAGGTCTTCGGGCTGCCCCACTTCGATGAGGTTGCCGATGAACGGATCTTCACGGTATGGTATGCCTGAGTGCCAGTCTTGTGAGAGGTCGGTGATGATGCGTCCTTTCTCCGGTATCACATGTTTGCGTGGCAGGAGTGTAACACCGTCGAATGTGAGACGGTCGTTCTGGTCGAGGATGACGTCTCCGAGTTCGATGAGCGAGTGTCCCCAGTAGTTTGACTGGAGAGTGTAGCGCATGAGCTGTTTGAACCATGATGTGTTGAAGTATGCAGCAGCCTCGTCGTTCTCCTTGCCGCCTCCATCGACTATCTTGAATGAGCGTGAGAGTACGAAACCTTCGCGCTGCTGGATGCAGCCTGAGAGGTGGAGGTCAACGGATACGTCGCGGTAGATATCGTAGAGCCGCTGACGGTTAGGGTTATCAACATTTATGGCAAGCTGCCATGCGGAGCGCCAGTCGCCTATATCGCGACGTGTGAGTGCATCGGTGGTGCGCTGTAGTTCGATGAATGCCTTTTTGAAGGCTGCTTTTGTGTATCTCTTTTTCATTGTGGTTTTGTTTTTTCTGGTGGGGGAACCGCCAGACACTGTTTTTATGCAGACACCTGCGGCGAAACCGCAGGGCACGCGACTTACCAATTGTGGCGGAGTGGCGGTTGTGAACCGAAGATGTTAGTAAAACCTTCAGGGTTGCCTTCGGAGTCGGTGGCAAGGGGAAGGTCGGGTATGATTTTGCCAGACTGTACTCCTTCGAGCCACTTGACAGCACGTTCGTAGCGTTCTTTGCGGATGTCGATACCCATCTTCTGCGGAGCACTGGCTGCCATGTGGTATATGGCTATATCGCAGGCATACATGACTATGAGTCGGTTCCTGTCTGCACCTTCAGCCTCGAATACGGACTTCGTGTCGTACTTAGGGCGAAGATAGCCTGCTATCTCTTCGATGGCTTCTGCTTCAGCATTGGTGCGGTTTTCTTCTGACACCTGGGAAACTACTCGGAGTGCCTGGTCTCCGATGACTACTTTGTAATCTTGATCTGTGATGAATGACATGGTGTTGATGTTGTTTTTTTATGTTGGTTCTTTCCGTGCGGCAGTACGACACGGCACGGGACGCTGTTACCATTGGTTGCGTGATGAGGGTCGTGAGCCGATGACGGGCTGGAAAGTCTGCTGACGGGTGGATCGCTGCAGAAGGTAGATAGCTCCTTCGTCAGCGTCGGGTGCGTCATCATTGCCAGACATTCCTTTTTCGAATGCAAGCAGCTGGTCGATTCCTGCCTGCATGTCTGGGTCATCTTTCTGTGACTCGTCATAGAAGACGAATCCACGTTCCCAAAGCGGACTGACAGCCTCGACACGCTGGAACTTATCGGGTTTCTTCCGAGTGTCGCCAGTGATGGGGAGCTGATAGCCGCGTGCGTCTCCTTCGGTGGTGAACTCGTCGAGCAGTATGTCCTGCATGAAGGATGCCTCCATGTAGAACCTGATGGCAATGCCTACTTCCCGGCTCCAGTCGTAGAGGTCGTAGCACCAGCGGACGAGTTCTGCTACTGAAGCTTTGCGTACGAAGGCACGCAGATGCCATAGCGCGGAGCCCTGCTTTCCCCACAGCTTGGCAGCCTTGGTGTCGTTGGTTTTCTTTGATTTCCACGACGGGTCGATGTAAAGGATAAGCTCCGAAAACTTGTTCCATGCCGGGCGCTTTGCCCAACGGATCCATTCCTGCCGGAACACTGTGCCTTCGATGATAGGATTGTGCATCATCTCCTTGTTCCATGCACGGAAACCTACGAAATCTGCGTAATCACGTGCTTCCTCCTTAGTCCATTTCTCTGCCCATGTAGGATTACCTTCACTATCGACTGCATACACCGTAGATACATGTACTCCTTTTGTCTGGCATATATTTGCAAGTACAGATGTCTTAGATATCAGATTCCCTACCATGATGAATCGTCCGCGTCCGACGTCGAGAGCTCCGAATAGTGCTTCCTTGACCCAGTCGGTAAGTTCGCGTACACGACGCGGGTTGCGGCAGAGTTCGTCATCATCGAGGTCATCGATGACTATGTAGTCAGGACGTGCCTCACGTTTACGGAGGCCTCGGGGCGACTGTCCGCGTCCGCATGCCAGGAAATATACGCCGTCCTTAGTCTGGAACTCTCCTTCAGCCCAGTCTCCAGACGATATCTGATTTCCGAAGTCGGCTATCAGACGTTTGTTGTATTGGAGTTCAGCCTGGATGTCACCCAGGAGGCGAACTGCACTGTCTTCAGATTTACCTACCAGCACCATAAAATTGATTAACCGTATGGGCTGGAACATGAGCCATAAAGGAGTGAAAATGTCGATATGAGTAGATTTGGCATGACCACGTGGCCATTTGAATACAGCCTTTAGATTTGGAGTATTCTTTATTTTCTGTGCAGCCTGATTATGGAAAGGTGCATTATGGATGATACGCAAGGACTCGCCAGTCACCTTGTCGCGAAGTGTGAGGTAGTGTGGGAAATAGTATTCACAGAATGCGGCATAGTCTTTCTGTAGTCGCCTGATGCGCTGTTGCTTCTGTGTAGCTGTTTCCCGAGCGAGTGATGATGTGTCGGTAAGAGATTGTATCTGCCGACAGTGTTCCCGCCATTCTTCCTGCTGTTTTTTCAGTTCGGATATGGTCATAGTTTAGTTGTGGTTTTATTCCCTGCGGGAGAACCGCAGGGCACACGACAGACTGTTGATTACAGAGATGACGGTGATGCCATTTTCTCCATGAGGAACTTGTTCTGGTACTTGTTGATTGCCTTAATGAGTTCCGGAGTGATTTCGGGATCGTAGGAAGCCTGATCCTGGATCCAGCGGTTGAATGCCATGAATACCTCTATTGCATCAACAACGTTTGCTTTCTTATCAAGTTTCTCAATGGTTGCCGATAGCTTGGAGAGTTTGTCGGCAAGAGAACCTATGGCCTCCGGGTCGCCGGTCTTGTTGACTGTGTCGATGAGGTTGTCGATGGCAAGCAGGAGTTTGTTGACGAGTTCAGGGCGCGTGATGTTCTTTGCTGCACGTGCCTCTTTCCATCCTCCTTCTTGATACCACTTGGATAATGATGCACGCGAAACTTCTATCTGTTCTGCAATCTGCGATATATCGCTGCCGGAAAGGTAGAGTGAACGTGCCAGTGATTTCTTTCTTTCGATTTCAGCTTTTGTCATAGTAGTTATAATTAATTATGTTTCTTCCGCGCAGTTATATAGCGCGTTAAGTTTCTGCAAAGTTGGTATGAATGGGCGAAGGAATGAAAATAGTGTGCAGCGGTTGCAGAGATGTGTGCAAGCGTTGCACACTTGTTTGTCTGCGGTCGGAAAAGAGCGTAAACTTGCAGCGTAAAACTCGCGCCATAGTTTTGTGCTATGGCACAAAACAGTAAATAAAAACAAAATGGAAAAAGGAAATAAAGTTGTAATTAGCAGTGAAAGCCTGAACAGCTATGGCACCCGTGTGCTGACCTCGGGCTTGGATGTAGAGCAGTTCCGTCGTAACCCCGTGCTGTTGTATATGCACGAAAGGGGGCAAGTAATCGGTGTAGTAAAAGACCTTGAGGTGAATGGCAGCGAGGTTACAGGCGAACTGGCATTTGACGAGGCTACCGAACTGAGCCAGCGGTGCAAGAAACAGTGGAAGTTCGGTAGCCTGAAGATGGTGAGTGTCGGAATAGCCATAACCGAAACGAGCGATGATCCGAAGAATCTGGTGGAAGGTCAGACACGTCCGACGGTGATCAAGAGCAAACTGCTTGAGGTATCGCTTGTCGATATAGGAGCAAATGACGATGCCATTAGGCTGCAGAAGGATGGCAGGTGGCTTGAACTGGGAAATGGCGGCAGTGCAGATCTGCCTCTACTTAATAATAACAGTATTAACAATCAAAACAAAAAAGAAATGGATTTAGAGAAATTGGCTCTTGAATTGGGCCTGCAGAAAGATGCCAGCGAGGAAGCCGTCATGGGTAAGCTGGCAGAACTGAAGTCGAACGGTGCGGAACTGGAGACTCTCCGTAAGGAGAACGGAACTCTGAAGGCTGCACGCATAGAGGCTGTAGTCAACGCTGCCATTGCAGCAAAGAAAATCGGTGCTGACAAAAAGGAACAGTTCCTGGAACTGGGTAAGAAGATTGGCGCTGACGATCTGGAAAAGACCTTCGGTGCGATGTCGGCACAGGTGAAGCTGAGCAGCATGCTTAACCATGCAGGCGGCAGCGGTCAGACAGAGTATAAGAAACTGAGTGATGTTCCAGCCGGCGAAATTATGGAACTGCGCGAGAAGGACGTAGAACTGTATAAAAAGCTTTATAAGGCTGAATACGGTATGGAATGCGAGATTTAGTCCGAGCTGCGAAACAGCACGGCACGCAACCAAGTATAGACGGAAGAGATTATAAACCATTTTAAATATTAATAAACAATGAAAAGACTATTAGGTTTTTGTATGGCGGTTCTGGTGAACTGCATGGTGGGCAGCGTATTGGCTGCCACAGTAGGTATTGCTCCAGTATGGGGTGCAATCGGATTGAACACATTGGCTGTCGGCATGAGCTTCGCAACTTCTGAAGCAGGTGTGCTTCGTGCCGGTGTGCTGACAGAGGTTTGGATCGGCGAGATGGTGAAGAGCCTGCGAAGAGGACTCGAAGCAACCTTCCTGGATGGTATTCCAGACAATTCAAGTATCGTTAAGAATGACGTAATCCACCTGGTAGATGTAGGCGTGGAACCGGATGTACTTATCAACAATACTACATATCCGATAGACTTGCAGGTTCTCGACGATGCGGACATTCCAATCGGATTGGATAAGTTCCAGACGAAAGTGACTCCTATTACAGACGATGAGCTGTATGCAACGAGCTACGATAAGATGGGGCGTGTCAAGGAAGCTCACGCTAACTCCATCAAGGACGCCAAATTCATGAAGGCAGCACATGCACTGTGTGCAGCTAAGGATGGTGCAAAAACTCCGGTACTTGCTACCAGTGGTGCTGTAGATGCAGCTACTGGTCGAAAGAAGATGACTCTGAACGATGTTATTAACATGAAGCGTAAGATGGATGCCCTGGGTGTTCCATCTCAAGGTAGAAGACTGGTACTGTGCAGTGATCACATAAACGATCTGCTGGAAGCAGAGCAGACTTTCCGCGAACAGTATAACATCAATCGTGCTGAAGGTACAGTCGGTAAGTTGTACAGCTTCGACGTATATGAGTATTCAAACAACCCGGTATATACCACTGCAGGTGTGAAGAAAGCCGTAGGTGCTTCAGCAGAAACAGGAGAGTTCCAGGCATCATTCGCTTTCTACACTCAGCGCGTATTCAAGGCTACGGGTTCTACTAAGATGTACTTCTCGGAGGCAAGCACAGATCCTGAGTATCAGAGAAACAAGATTAACTTCCGCCATTACTTTATCTGTATGCCTAAGAAGCAGGATGCCGGTGTGGTAATGATGAGCGGCTATCAGGCTGCGACTCCGGAAGGATAAGAGAGATTCAGTACGTGCTGCGGAACAGCACGGCACAGAACGATGTATAAACCATAAAAATTAGTAAACAATGAAAGTAAAAGTAAAAGAGACATTCCGTGACAGAGATGATCACGTGACAGAGTACAAGCCAGGAATGGTCCTGGAGGTAAAGGACGAAGCTCGTGCAAAGTCGCTCCTGGAGCGAGGGCTGGCAACAGAGTTCAAGGGCAACAAAGCTGCAGAGGCGGTGCTTGGCGGCGGAGAGGCTGCTGATGGGCCTGCTGCAGAACAGCAGGGCACGCAACAGGGAGAAAATAACAAGGTACAGTAGCTGAACGGGGGATACAATGGTCTGGAGCGAGATACTGAACTGGGTACTGGGCGGCGGCATGGTTGCTGCGGTGACAGCTGTGGTGACGATGCGCGCTGCCGTGGTGCGTGCGACGGCTGAGGCGGAGAAGGCCAAGGCGGAGGCAGACACGGTGCGCATTACAAACACTGAGAATGCTACACGCATTTTGCTTGAGAACATTGTAGAACCACTGAAGGAGGAACTGAATGAGACCAGGAAGGAACTTAATTCGCTCAGGAGGGAGGTTGCGAGGTTCAGGAAGGCTATCGACGGTGCTAACAGCTGTGATTATCGCGACGGCTGTCCTGTGCTTGAGCGGATGCGGGAGCGGCAGGAAACTGGAGGCGACGAGTGTGACGGCAAGGCAGGCGGCTCTGGCCGACAGCATGGCAGGCGCGAGCGTGGTCAGAAGAATGTCGGTACGGGTGCCGCAGTCGGAGGTGAGCCTGAGGATAGCGGCTTCGGATCTGCGGGCTCTGCCTGAGGGTGCAGAGTATTCGAACAAGGATGAGCGGGCTTCGGCACGGATACGGTACAGGAACGATACTGTGTATGTAGATGCGGTCTGTGACAGTCTGATGGCTCTGGTTGAGGAATACGAGGCATGGAACCACTGGCTGCAAAGCAGGAACGAGGCTCTGGAGGAAAGGGCCGAGGAACAGAGGAAGCCTCCAGAAGGGGGCGGATGGTGGAAGGGCTTTTTAGGCGGCTTTGCAGCCGGAGTGTTAACAACAATAGTAATAATATTAAGACAAGGAAAGAAATGAACAAAGATTTTATTTACGGTATAGCCAGAGTGAAATTCGGCAATACGATAATCGGCTATATAGAGAAAGGCAGTTTTGACTGGGGCGGCACGCAGCCCGAGAGTGTAGATGTGGAGGCAGAGCAGGTGCCTGACGCACCGGTGCTGGTTCTCCTGCAGAAGAACGGCCAGATCAGTCCGACCTTCAACATGATTCAGCTGAACTATGAGCAGCTGCAGAAGTTGTTAGGAGGAACTCTTGTGGGTACAAGCGGCAACTACACTGGCTGGAAGGCTCCGACAGGTCTGGTACAGCTGAGCGGAGAGTGGAGTATTGATTTTGTGAGCGGGCAGACGATGACTATTCCCAACGGGCAGATGCTTTCGAACCTGAGCGGCAAGCTGAGCCTGACAGAGGTGTCGAAGCTGGAGTGTAGGCTGAAGGTGATGAAACCTGCGAGCGGCGGTGTTCCGTATGAGATCAATGACACGCCCCAGGAGGGATAAGGAACGGATGTTCCGGTAACTCGGGGATAATCCGGAGTGAACGGGACATAAAGCGCATGTTACAATGAAAGGATATTTTTCAAAGTTTATAGAGTTGAATGGAGCGGAGGCGTTGCTTAACAGGGGCGTCTCCGTTCCTATTACAGCCATTCGAATACCATTTACAAGGCATTCGTGGAAAATCAGACTGAAGATGAAACGTCCTACTCTTGGCGGTCAGATTCGCATTGCAAGAGAATGGCTGAAGACGGGTGTGAAGGCAGAGGAGATACGCGGACTGGACACAGACGGGCAGATGGCTTTCATGGCGAAGCACGGGGAGGGCATCAGCAGGATGATAGCGCTGACGCTGGAGCGGTGGTGGCTGCCTGCTGGTGTGCTGGCATGGATGGTGAGACGGTGGATGAAGCCTGAATACCAGCTGTGCGCAGTGGAGTCGTTTGTGGCTCTGCTCGGAACCGACCCTTTTATGCCTATTATCAGCTTGGCAGAAAGGATAAATCCGATGAAGCCAAGACTGAGCCACGAAAGGAAGGGGAGTTAAGAACCAAATATGAGAGTTTCCATAGCCCCTTCGGTTTTGTCTGGCAGGTTGCTGCCGCTACGGGCTGGAGTGTCGAGTACATTCTGGACGGTGTGAACTACCAGACGCTGATACTGATGATGAGTGATGCTCCGAGGTATGTGAGGAGACGTGCCGGCAGCAGCGACGGAAAAGATCGGAGTGCTGAGCAGGAGGCAGAGGAGATAGTGGGATTCTTCAGGAGCAAGCTGGGAGGTTGAGAACGACAGACTTTTTCCGCGCTGCACAACAGCACGGCACACAACAACAATAGTAAACTATATAAACAGAATAAAAATGGGAGCAATAAAAATAGAAGAGCTGCTGGAGGAAAAGCGGATAGGCAAGGTAAGGAAGGCTACCGACAGTTTAAACAGACTGACGGAAACAATGAAGGGCCTCGTCGAGGAGGTGGAGAGGCTAAAAGAGGAATATAAAATCAGGAAACGCGAATATCAATCTCAATAG